CCTTAGACCTAGTAAAATGAAAGACTCTGATGGCCATATTATCTTGGAAATAGATCCAAAACATTTTGATCGTTTAGAAAAAGAAAAACAAGAGACAGTTAAATTTTATAATGCTAAACCTAGATCTTGTGGAGACTGTAATTTATGTTGTAAATTTCCTCCCGTGCCACGTTTAGAAAAAAAAGCTTATGAGTGGTGTAAAAATTGTGATATTGGAGTTGGCTGTAAAACATATAATGATAGACCTATAGATTGTAAAGCTTTCGATTGTTTTTGGGTAATGGGCATAATACCAGAAGAATATAAACCTAATAAAGTAGGTTTTTACATTACTGCAAACAGTCCAAATGATTTGGCATTAGGAATGCTAAAAGTATATACAGAACCACATAGGGTATCAGCAACTATAAAAAAATTAAAACAATATCAAGTAAAAGAGGAAAAAGCACCACAGGGTTTCCACATTAAATATGGACCTGGTAAAAAAGATAGTTGGTATTTGCATGTAAATTATGGCATAAGAGGAGAGTATGGCGTTATTAGTCATCAAGAGTTAGAAAAACAATTAGCTCCTGTGATAAAAAAATTGCCAAAAAAAACATTACAAAAATTGAAAGAAACTTTTTAATGATTAAAAAAAATTTTTATTGGTTCTTCGATAAAGCTTTATCTAAAGCTACTTGTCAAAAAATAATAAAACATGGTGAAGCTCGAAAATTAAAAATGGGTTCAATAGAAAATATAGGTAGCGAAAAAAGAGCAACAAAGAAAGAAAGAAAATATGTTGAGAAGTTTA